GATGCTGGTATCCGATGGGCAGCCCGCTGACTCCGGCTACTACGGCACCGCCGCAGAGGAAGACCTGCGTGGCGTCAAGCAGGAGTATCAGCGTAAGGGCATCCTGTTCGTGGCAGCGGCCATCGGCGCCGACAAGGACAACATCGAGCGGATCTATGGTGATTCCTTTCTGGACATCACCGATCTGAACAAGCTGCCGGTCAAACTGGCCGGTATCATCAAGCGGTATATCCGCTGACAAATGAGCGCAGAGGAGCGTTTGGGACAGGGCAACGCTGCCATGCCCCTACGCTCCCCTGCCCTACTACCTATATTGGAGGGATCAAAACCATGGATGTAATCATTCGAAACGACCTGTTCACTTCTTATACCGGACTCATTGAGCGTGTAATGCGCACCAATCACCGTATGCTCTGCACGCTGTCTATGGAGATGGAGGACATCTATCAGGAGCTCTCCCTGGCAGTCCTCCGGGCACTGGACAGTTATGAAGAGCAGCGCGCCACCACCATGGATGCCCATGTCTGGATGACGCTGCAGTGTGCGCTGGCTGACCTGAAGAGCGACAATGCGCGTAACAGCGCCCACTCCAACATGGTCCGGCAGCCGCGCACCAACAACTCCAATCTCATGGAAGTGCTCAGCAATGACCGGCTCTGGCAGGCACTGTCCCGGCTGGACCCCCGTGAGCGAGAGTCTGTGCTGGAATATCTGGAGGGGCAGCCTATCGGCGCCCATGCAGAGTCCAGACGCTGTCTCGCCACAGCAAAGGAAAAGCTGCGTGACTTCTACCTGTCCATCCATGTGGTAAGTCTGTGAGAACGGAGGTGCAGATCGGTATGACAACGGAAAGCAGAGCGTTATTGCAGGACTATATCATCGACGTGGAGGCCGCGAAACCCAAGGTGTCCGGCTACGACGTGGTGCTGCAGAACAACTCAGATTTCATCATTCGCCGCAAAACAGCAAAGTTGGAACAGGACCTGGTGGTACTGGTCAGCAAGGACCTCTACTATCTCAAAAATGTGAAGACCGGCGCTGTGGAGTCTTTGTCTGAAAGCAACCTGCGCACCTTCCTGCGCAACCTGCAGGATGGTATGATCCCGCTGGATCAGGTGCTCTGGATGCCCCATCTGTTCAAGGAATCCGCGGACCGGATCTACCGCGTGGTCACTGACGCCAAATTCGCCGAGATGTGCCGGCACAATGTCATGGGGAACGTCCGTGAGCCGTCCTGGTACTATCGCTATTGGGACCAGAACAGCAAGCTCCTCATCCGATTGAACACCCTATTCCCCACCATCAGCGATGGGAAGAATGGGAAGTATCAAAACAGCATCCCGCTGATCTATGAATTGGAGCGCCGTTACGGAGCCAACGAGGCCATCTACTTCGCAGAGCAGCTGGTACGCTCTGGCATACAGTCTTTTGAATGCGGTGCCAAGCACAACTACCTTGACAGCGCAACTCATGATACCGATGGATTTACAAGGCTGTTGGATAAGGATTTCAACCTGAACCTCCGGCGTCTCATCGATTACGTGCTGTTCGACCTCTATCGGCAGGGCTATGCCAAAATCAACTCCGCGTTCTGGACGGAATACTACGACTATCTCAGAATGCAGAAGGAGTTTCACGGAAAGATCCGCGAGAAGTATCCGGAAAGCCTCAAAACGGCACATGATGTCATCGCGCTCAAGGTCAATCTGGCCAGGCAGGCTGCTGTCTGCAAGGATTTCAGTGACCGGGTCGGCGAGGTGGAGCATCTTGCCTATGAGGGCAGCCGCTACTGTATCGTGGTGCCCTCCCAACCCAAGGAGCTGGCAGACGAGGGCATTAACCTCAGCCACTGTGTTGGAGATTACATCTCCCGCGTGGCGTCCGGTGATTGCCATATCCTGTTCCTGCGCCGTAAGCACGCACCGGATCAGTCTCTGGTCACGCTGCAGCTATCCGGGCAGAGCATCTGCCAGGCACAGGGTCTGAACCGCCGCTCAATCACAAGCGACGAGCGGAAGTTCCTCTGCAACTGGGCACGGGAGAACAACATCCAAATCGCTGTGTAATGCAGCACCGGACAGGCGTGGGGCACATTCCGCTCCACGCCTGTCACAATCAGTACAGGAGGATTTTATACTATGTCTTTCAAAGAACGGTATCTGCGCGGCGACTGCAGCATCGACATGGTCAACGACTATGTGGAAATGTGGCACGGTGAGGGCGAGATCAAGAAGACCCTGTCGGAGTTTCTGGGACTGTCCCAGGAAGAGTATGTGTGCTGGATGATCTCCAGCGATGAGGAGCTGGCACGTATGCTCAGCCGCAGCCTTCCCAATCGGGATCTCCCCTACTGCGCCCGGCACATCGGTTGGAAGGAGCTGAAGGAACAGCTGGAGCAGGCAGTACAGACACTGCTCTCCCCTGACTATCATATCGCGGTGCAGCCGACCAACGGCTCCCACTGGCAGCTGCAACTGACACTGCCTGCCGATATGGAGTATCAGCAGAGCGAGCAGATCTGCAAGGCGCTGGAGCTGCGCAGGCTGGATGAAGAGCATTTCCTGACCTTTGAAACGGTCACAAACGACTATCTGAACCACCTGCTGGGTAGGATGACCGGTCACAGCGTCATCTCCAACCATGCCGACGAGTCCGGTGTCTGGCTGCTGTGCGAGTCCAACCGTGCGCTGCATGAGCCGCAGGTCATAGCCATGCTGGATGCGTTTGAGAAGCGCCTGCGCATGGAGATCCGCAGTAAGCACTACTCAATGGTCAATGCGGACACGGCCTGCCACCAGCTGTATGGCTTCAAGGTCGCTTTGGAGCAGCTGGGACTTCTCCCTGAGTCCAAATGCTTTGTCTATCCCTACCACTTTAAGGAGAAGGAGGCAGACAATCATGGCTAAGCAGAAGGAAATCAAGTTCCGCCGTGATGGCAAGCTGTTCTATGGCCAGCAAAACGGGGTCAAATACAGCATCCATGAAGCACGGCGCCTGCACGAAGATGAGTCGGAACAATACTATGTTTCCGTCAACTATCCCAATGAGCGGCACCGCAGCTTCACTACCAATGGGTATCGCACCTTCGATCTGGACGGTGCCAAGGCCTTCTGCCAGCAGGTCGCTGCCGGTGAGTTTGATCCGGCGCCCATCCACGCGGCGCAGGCCGCAGCAAAGGCTGAACGGGAAAAGGCCGCTCTGGAACACGCCGCGAAGCAGGCGGCAGCGTTTCAGGGGAAGCTGGACGCACACAGGCTCGACTTCAGCACCTTGCTGGAGCTCATCCACTGTTATGAGCTGCATGTTGGTGATCAGGCCAGACTGCTGCTCACAGAATGGGAACAGCAAAAAGCGGAGCTTACACCCGTGCGACGTGGCCTAACGGCAACATGAACGACGCCCGCGTCCACTACTACGTCGACGACATCAACGCATGGCAGAACCTGAGAGAGGACGAGGTGGGCTGGCACGCGGGCGATGGCCGGAAGGCCACGGGCGGCAACGAGACGACGCTCTCCATCGAGATCATCATGGACGGCACGGGCAGCAAGGAAGACCGCAAGGCTGAGGAGAACGGCGTACTGCTGGCGGCGCTGCTGCTGAAGAAGCACGGCCTGAGCGTGAACGAGCTGTACACGCACAACCACTGGATGGGCCACCCGGACTCCATCGTGCAGGGCGCGAGGAAGAACTGCCCGCTGTACATCCTGCCTCATTGGGCGCAGTTCAAGCAGAAGGTCGCCGCGAAGCTCGCGGAGCTGAACGGTGGTGCGACCACCACGGAGACGGGCAAGACGGAGATCATGGGCAAGGCCAAGGCGAGCGCGCAGCAGATGGCGCTGTTCGCCCGATCCAAGAACGCGGAGCCGCAGCTCCCGGCGTGCTCGCTGGAGCAGCTGGCGCAGTTCTTCCTCGAAGAGGGCGAGGCCGAGGGTGTGCGCGGCGACGTCGCCTTTGCGCAGAGCCTCCACGAGACGGGCTTTTTCAAGTACGGCGGCATCGTGCTCCCCACGCAGAACAACTACGCAGGCATCGGGGCGCTGAACGGCAACGCCAAAGGACAGGCGGCGACCTTCCCCGACCCGCGCACGGGTGTCCGGGCGCAGATCCAGCACCTAAAGGCATACGCCTCCAAGGAGGCGCTCGTGAACGGGTGCGTCGACCCGCGCTTCTCCCTCGTGACACGGGGCTCGGCGCAGTATGTGGAATGGCTGGGCGCAAGCGACAACCCCAACGGCAAGGGCTGGGCCGTACCGGGCAAGGGCTACGGCAGCAAGATTATCGCCCTGTTAGGTCAGATCATGGCGTTCGAGGTGCCGCAGACGTCCGCGCCGAGCGAGCCGGAGGAGCAGGAGCCGGAGTTCCCGGCGTATCAGTTAGAGGGGCTTGAAACGCTCACGGAGGCTGGCGTCATCAACTCCCCCGAGTTCTGGCGGCAGAAGTTCAGCGAACAGGTGACGGTCGGCGAGATGTTCGGTATCTTGGGGAAGCTCTTCACAAAAGTGACCGAGTAAGGACGCGGAGGGCGGGACATGGAAGACCTCGTATGATCTATGTAGAAGACGAGCTGATCAAGCTCAACGGCGTCGTCCTCCCCGGTCTCGTCAAAAGCATCGAGGTCATTGAGACCGCGAAGGTGGACGAGCAGGAGGTCGAGGGCAGCGCCACTAAGCCGAAACAGGCAACGGGCTACGAGGACGCCAAGGTCAACATCGAGCTGATCATCGACGACACGCCCTCGCAGACCAAGTACCAGCGATACGCAACGCTCCGGACGATCTTCCGATCGCCCGGGCAGAGCGTGCCGCAGCCCATCCCCATCATCAGCGAGGACACCGCCGCCCACGGTGTGGAGAAGGTCATCTTCAAGAAGCTGTCCCACAAGGGCGAAAACAAGCGCGGGCAGCTTACGGCTACGCTGGAGCTGTGGGAGTACATCCCGCAGACCATCACGGCAAAGTCCGGCTCCAGTTCCGGCTCCGGCAAGTCCGGCGGCGGCGCGGCGAGCAATCTGAAGGCAGGCTACAAGAGCTACCTGAGCAACGAACGGGGCAAGTCCCCCGCACGGGATGACGCGGACGCCACGGCGGCGATGAACAAAGTGACCGCCATGCCGTACTAAGGAGGCCACAGTGGAAACGAAAGAACTGTACTACCCGCAGATCTCGGCACAGGCCGGTTCCTACACCTTCGAGGAAGGCGTGGAGCTTGAGATCTATTCCTCGAAGTCCTCGTATTATGATTGGGCGAAGATCCGCTTCACGAGCCAGTTCCGCCCGAAGCTCTCGCTCAAGAAGAAAGACCCCGCCACCATCCAGCTCGGCTATGACGGCACGCTGGAGGACGTGTTCACGGGCTTCGTCTCCGGCAACTACGACGGCGGGACGTATGCCAACGAGGTCGCGCTGAAGGATGAGATGCTACTCATGGAGGAGACGATCATCAACGACACCTTCCTCGACACCACGCCGCAGGAGCTGATCTCGTACTTCCTTGCACAGGCGGGCCTGTCCAAGATGAAGCTCTCCAGCAAGACCTACCCGACGCGCAAAATGCTCCCCATTCGGAGGCAGACCGCCGTCCAAGCGATCAACGCCGTCAATGCGGCGTGGGGGCTTCGTGTTCCGTTCTTCTTCTCGGGCGGCGTCTTCTATTGGGACGAGAAGCCGGAACAGAAGAAGGTCTACACCTTCGAGCGCGGCGTGAACATCCTAAACCTGCGCCGCGCGGGCGGCGTGTGGGAGCTGGAGACGGTCTCCGCGCCATTCATCAAGCACTCCCACAAAATAAACCTCATCCATCCGCAGGTGAGCGGTGAGGTCGAGGTCTCCAAGGTGGTCAGCAAGACCAACGACTCCGGCTTCATCCGCACCTACATCTATTTCTGACCCCGAAAGGAGGAAACCGACGTGCTCGAAGAAATGGTCGCGTCCGTTATGAAGAAGACGCTGGCGCAGGACTTCCCGCATTTGAAGCTCCCCGCCGGCCCCATCCCCAC